GCGGAACAATCCGCAGGAACTTCACCAATTACTAACGCATGTCCGGAGTAGTCAAAGACCTGAGGCCGACGGCCTTGCTCCTTATATCCACCGTCATAAATTATTTTTGTGTTTCCTTTGGATGCGGAGGCACATATTTCCACAGAACCTTCCACGGGAATTTGGTTATCATATTGCTCTTGTAAGAATTCCACCAATTTTGGGAATCTTTGATTATATATATATCCTTCTCCCACAACCGCATCAATTATCTCTCCATTAACCTCGATGCCTTCCGCTACATACCCTTTTTCAAACGAACCCACAACCAAACTATCTTCAAATATAACTTGATTTTCTTCAATTACCATGTTTCCATGTGAGCCGAATGGAATTTCATGTTTGTCATCTAAAAACTGTGCGACTAATTGCATACCGGCGATAGTGTCAATATTGTCTTCGCAATATTCCTTTACCCAATGAATTCCGTTTTTATTAGACTCATCTTCAGTTTTTGGTAAGTTATGGAGGACTAATTTCACAGGCGTTCGACCTGCCTTAGCTTTTTTTTTTGAAATTTCAATAATAGAATTGTGCATACTTTACCTCCTATATCGTTTGTTTAAAACGATTATTCCAAGTCAAAGTTTGCAACAATTGTCTTTGCAGTTTTGGGCATTGTGTATGTATAAGTAGCTTCATTACTAACTTCCACACCACCAACAGTCCAATTTACAAAAACACTGCCGGCATTTGGGGTTGCAACCAGTTCAACCTCCGAACCCGCCACATAATCTACAGGAGCGACATATGCGTTACCATCTACAGTAACCGAACCAGTTCCATCCCCTCCAGTACCCACAGTTAATGCATACTCTGTTATACCCGCCAAACCGACAATTTCTACACCGTTTACATATGCAATTTTGCCTTCTGCAATATCTAAAGCAGTAGCAGCATTTGCAACGTCTGTACCGGTAAATGTTCCAGTATAGCCCAATATCTTTGACCCAAGTTTGATATTAGCCGGGTCTAAATCGTTCAATGCCGCTATTTCTTGCTTGATGCCTAGCAATGTATGATACACAAATTGCCGAAATGCCACGTTGTCATGATTATATGCTTTGTTATCAGCCATATTTTTACCTCCTATTATTTTAAGTTTTTGTACTCGGTTTCACTTGTTGATTTGAACCGAGATTACGTGTCGCTTGCCCGGACGGTTTCAATTCATCTTCTTTTTTTAATGGTCTGCCGCCCATATTGCCTTCTGGATTACCCTTGTCAACACTATCACTTATAGTGTAAGAAGTCATGTGAGGTGTAAATTTATCGTAAATACCTTCATCCAATTCTTCTTCCATAATGCTCATATAATCTTCCACATCGAATCCGGCACTTGCAATCCACATTTTCAAAGAACCTGAACCGGTTGCATACAACTCTTTTGCCCGATTATACATTTTGTCCTGATTCATAATGGATGTGCGTAAATACTTGAAGTCAATATAATCCTTCGGTTGATTCCCGATGTGATGATTTAAAACTCTAGTTATTTCAGTTGCAATTTCTTCAATGTGCTGAAAAATCTGTGAAAGCACTAAATCAATATTGACCTGTAAACTTGAATAAGATGCTCCACCTTCACTTGCGGCGTTTAAAGCCGAACTTGCAAAACCTAATGCAGTTGAAATCTTTTTCATGTTTTCTTCGCTTAACGTGTCTTTTAATAACGCAGAATCCTTTGTCAGTCTGTTGATTGTAGTACCCGGAGCAAGTGTCAATGTAGAAATTTTAGCTGAACTTGCAACATTTGTATTTAATTTCACTGCGTTTTCAAATGTTTGTATAGTCTTTTCTTGCTGTGGTTTCGTTAAACTACAAACACCTTTCTTTTCGCCTTCAGGCAAAACCAAATAATAAATACTGCTGGCAAGTTCCTGAATTAATTTGTACTGACTATTTTCATAATCTTCTTCAAGTTTCATTTTAAATAAAGCAGACAATCCATAAGGACGACCATATGCTTCTTCTTCGTCACTACGAGACTTTAAAGCAATCGTTTTTCTGTAGTCTAATTTAAACCATCGCTTGCCCGCATCCTTCTTGTAGGCTATATAAGCATCGGCAAATTCAAGAGGGTAGTTTCTTATTTCGTTCACAAGTCCACCATACTTAAATTGGTCAAAATACTGCATATCAAATGCGGCAATACTTACGTTGTTCTGAAAACCTATGATTTTACAATAATCCAAGTCCAAAGGTTGAATCATAAAGTTATCATCAAGAGACAGTCCTTCAAGTCTTCGTAAAGCATCCACACCCGCCGAGGTATCGGGATTTGTGTTGTTTGCCGTGGTGTCACGCAATATACCTACGTACATTCCATCAATATACAAGTGGCGCAATATATCACGTGTTGTTCTTTTATGATTGAGCATTTTTAACAATAAATTAAATTGCTTCTTTTTATTATTGTTTTTTTTGTTTTTAGTACGGCACACTGTAATGTGATCTAAATTAGGTATTGCAACTGCATAATCAATTGTATTCGCATACATACCGTTTGTATTGTAGGCTTTTCTTGACATTGCCCGCAGTATGCTATTATAAATCATTGGATATTCCATACACCGCTTTATTTCTTCGGCGGAATCAGTAGAACCAACAAAATCGGTAAAATAAAAATCCACATTACTTATTGAATTTGTTTCAATGTTGTTGTTAATATCCTCCAACTGGCATACCCCCTTTCTTCAAAATTTTACGAATATGAAAATATAAAATCATAATCGTCATCTGTTTCTTTTAATAATTCAAGTTCCAAAATAGAAATAAAATAATTTCCATATGCAGCGCTTATATATCTGTCTTTCCTTGCAGTCCCAATAGTTTTAAGTTGTATGTACCCTTTTGTAAACGTTTGTTCCAAATTAATAGATTCATTAATTAATAATTGCGTTTCTAAATAAGGGTTGAGATACCAGTTAATTAAATTTACATCTTCAGCGTTTTTGAATTCCTTATTGTGTTGAGACAAAAAGTCTTCCGCACTATTTTCATCAACAAGAAAACTACAAACATGTCTTTGCATTTTATCTCTAAGATCAATCGCAATATCATTATTCATTTTTGCATCCGCTAAAATAGGATATATGATAGGTTTCGCATTAATCGCTAGTGTTTTTTCTTTTAATTCTTCAATTAATGCATTAGATAAACTACGATGTTCATAAACAGTAAAGGCTTCATACTCCACACCACGCTCTTCGTCTTTGGTGACTGAAGCAAGCCGCTCGAAAATTGTAATACCTGCTTGCTGTAAGTCAAGGACAATATAATCTGCCATAAAATCAGCATATATCTGCTTAATTCTCAACGCTTGTTTTTCAGTGTGTTCACCTTGATGGTGTTCAGTATACACAAATTCACGCTCATATCCCTTTGATGTAGGCAATGCCCGTATGCATGTGATAATGGTATTGTCGTTTTGCGAACCCTTACGTGTGGCAACGTCAACCGAAACAATACGAACTTCACCTTCAATACACTTTATATCATTTGGGTTGGTTTTTTTATCCAATTGATCGTTTCGTCTTGGATAAAACGCTTTCTTTATATTACGATTGCTGTTAAACATATTTAGTTTGAAGAATGAATTATTATTTTCACCCCAAGGTATGTTTTCATATTCTTCCATGTATGTAATAGCATCCATTGTAGACTTATCTTTCAAAATTGCTTTTTTCGTTTTGATGTTATGCTTAATTGCTATCAAATAGTCAAAAGCTATAAATCCACAATTTTTATTGTCAAGCATCATCTTAATAGTGTCCAAAGTTTCTTTGTACCACCATAACCCCTTATGATAAGCAGATGAAATTAATATTTGTCGTGGCTCTTCTATCAAGCATTTAACTTTTGCATATTCCGGCTTTTTTAAATACGGAGTCTGTCTGGCATAGGCAAACGGCTTTACAATACTGTCAAACTTTTGTTTGTCCATAAGCCTGAATTCTTCGCCGATTGTAAATGTTGAACGTTC